CACCCGCTGGTGTTTGCACAGAACGAAGGATTCATTGTGAGAGGCCCGACTGTGGTATTTGGAGCGGCAGGAACCGCCAATCTAGTGGTGGACGTTGCTTGGGCTGAAGTGTCAGCTTACTGATGAATGTCAATATTCCTAGCAGGTGGCGTAACACCACCCGCAGCACCGAGTTGGATAATCGGATGGAATCAACCATCCTATAGTTTTACCCCTGAATACTGGGTAGACCGCAGCGGACAGAGATTCCCGTTTGCGGTAGCAGTAGCAGTAACCACTCCGTTCTTTGTCTATCAGACCGAGCCGCGCAAGTGGATTGAGCCTGAAGCATTTAGAAGCCAGGAACAGTCATTCAGGCCGTTCTTTGTTCAGGCTGGTCTTTCGTTACAGGCAAGGCTAGAAGCCAAGCGTAGGGACGTTGAGCCCGAGATAGACGTCAGGCGGGACACTAGATTCCCGTTCCCAGTTGTTGTTACTCAGACAACTCCGTTCTTTGTATATCAGTCCGATACACGTCGGTGGAATTGGGAAACGCCCCTTCCTACGCAAGAAGCGTTGCGCTTTCCGTTTTCGACGGTTGTTGTCCAAACGACACCGTTCTTTGTTTATCAGTCTCCGCAAAGAACATGGTTCGAGACAAACGACCAAGCGCAGCGTAAGACCGAGTTCCGCCCGTTCTTCACTCAGAATGGACTGAATCTACCGCTCCAGGTTGAGAAGTGGTCGCGCATAGAAGCAGAGGGCCAGCCGCGGCAATACGATGGATGGGGCGCTTATAGGCCATTCTGGACCGCCCCTCCTGTTCCGACCGGCTGGACATCGGCATTCAGTGTTGAGAAGTGGCACAGGATAGAGGCCGAGCCGTTCCGCAGAGTTAGTGAAAACGGATGGGATGCGTTCAGGCCGTTTGCGCCTTATGGCGGACACTGCGCATTCAACCCGTATGCGTTCTCGGAAGCGTTTGACTCGTGCCGGCCGCACTGCGCATTCAATGCGACCGCGTTCAGTCCGGCGTTTGCGTCGTGCCGCGAGGTCGAGGACGAAGATCGGCACACGCCCGGGCGAGTCATTCGCGATGACTGGTGGAAGGCCAAGCCAGCCACGCATCCCATTTCCGCCAGATACGACAAAACACCGTCTGATTACGCGGACGAATCCGGAAAGATCAGCAATGAGGTAGCCAAGTTAAGGGCCGAATCCGCCCGATTGCGCATTGAGATCGTCAGGTTAGAGGCTGAGATCAATGCGGACGGCGTGAGACGGCTGAACGAACAGGCAGCAATTGAGCAAAAGCTGCTTTTTGCAAGACAGGCCGCATTGCTTGTTGCGGTGCAGGAGGCAGTATTGCTCGAAGAGATGGAAGTGATAGACGTAGCCTACATCGCGGCAGTGATTGCCGTTCAAACGCAGTGAGCATTCACCTGGGGAATTGACAATGAACGAAGAAAATGGTATAACTGGGACCGGAATCGAAGCAACGGAAGTATCCGATCCGATTCAACCGGAGCAATCCGAGCAACCCGTCCAAGCCACGGAAGAACAGAAGGCTGAAGAGCAAACGCCGGAGCAGCAGGAAGAAAAGCGTCAATCCAGGCGGGAACGGGCAAGAGCGCGAGACGCAGCAAAACTCGCCGAGGCCCAGACCGAGGCTCGGATGTTACGCGAGCAATTGGACCGACAGCAAGCCAAGGCCGCACCTGTTACCGACTCTGAACCGCAGCGAGAATCGTTCGATACCCTTGAAGATTACCATCGCGCCCTAGCACGTCACGAAGCGCGGCAGGAAGCCTCCAAGCTGATCGAGGGACAACGCAAAGCCCAGACAGAGCAGGAACAGAAAGCCAGGACCGAAGCGAGTGATGCGGCGATTGCTAAGTCATGGGAAAGTTCAGAGGTGGCATTTCGAAAGGAAGCCACGGATTACGATGAGGTAGTAGGCGAGTTCATCACCGCCGAACTGCCGTCACTGGATGCCAATGCAAAGCGCGCCATCCTTGAATCAGATATCGGGCCAAAGCTGCTGTATCACTTGGCTAAGAATCCAGAAGAGGCCGAGCGCATTGCCAAACTCTCACCGGTCAGACAGGTGATTGAAATAGGCAAGATGGAAGAGCGTGTTGTGCCTGTCAAGCAAGGTTCCAAGGCTCCGCCCCCGGTCAGTGGCGTGAAGGGATCGAGCGCCATTCAGAATTACCGCGAAGATATGTCCGATGCCCAATACAAGGCGTACCGGAAAGCAACCGGAGCCAAGTGGGCGCAATAGTTAACCAAGACAAAGGAAATCAACCGTGTCAAATACCCTAGTAACAAGCTCCATCGTCGCACGCGAAACGCTGCCGATTCTGGAAAACATGCTCACCTTTGCCAAGTTCGCCAATCGCGATTGGCAGGATGAGTACACCTCGAACATGTCCCGCGGTTATGCCCCGGGCCAGACCATCAACATCCGCAAGCCTCCGCGTTATACCTATCGTGCTGGCCGTGTCGCGGTGCCGCAAGCCACTGTCGAGACGACTGTCCCATTGGTGCTTCAGCAAGGTGGTTGCGATGTCAACTTCACCTCTCTGGAACGCACCATATCCCTTTCCAAGCTGGAAGACAAGATTGCTGCCGTCATTGCGCCGGTAGCGAACGAAATCGACCGCCAGGGATTGCAGATGGCGCATTACAACACCTACAACGCGCTGAACAGCACGGGCGCCTTGCCCACTACCCAAATCGGTGCCATTCAGGTACTGACAGCCATGAATCAGCGGCTGGACGAAATGGGCGCGCCGGTCAAGGATGGCGAGCGTTATGCGGTGATCAACCCGTCCCTTAACGGCGCGATGATCCCGGGCTTTGCTGGCCTGTTCAACATGGCGGAGCGTGTGTCGGGTCAGTACAAGACCGGCTACATGCAGGATGCTTTCGGTATCCATCCCGGCATGGACCAGAACGTGGATGTTCACACCAATGGCGCCGCGACCGCGACCAACATCAACGGTGCCGGTCAAACCGGTTCCGCGATTACGGTTGTCGCTGTGGCTGCTGGCACGCTGACCAAGGGAACGGTCATCACTCTGCCGGGCGTGTTTGCGGTCAATCCGCAGTCCCGCACCTCGACCGGTCAGTTGGCTAACTTTGTGGTCACTGCCGATGCTCTGGCGGGTGCGACGACCATCAACATCAGCCCGGCCATTGTGACCTCTGGCGCTTTCCAGAACGTGACCGCCTCCCCGACCACTGCTACGCCGTATGTGATTCTCGGCGCTGCCTCCACGAGCTACAACTGCAACGTCGGCTTCCACAAGGATGCCTTCACGCTGGCGATGGTTCCGATGTGGGCACCGGCTGGTGGCAAGGGCGTTATCTCAGTCGCGCAAAAGACTCAGAACGGATTCACCGTCAAGGTGACCGAGTTCTACGACGGCGCGAACGATAACAGCATCATGCGGGTTGACGTGCTGTTCGGATGGGCTGCGACCTATCCCGAACTCAGCACCAAATACTACGGCGTGTAATCCCTCAATCTCAAGCAAAGGACATCATCATGGCAGTTACTCTAGTACGTCCCTATGTGGGATACGCCGCAGGCACAGTGGTCAATCTCCCGACCAATGTGGAATCGGCACTCGTTGCGCAAGGTATTGCTGCGACCGCAGCCGTTGCGAACACCTCGACCGGCGCCGTCACGGCCAATATCACGTCGGGTATCGCGGCGATTGCGGCAGGCTCCTCCTCGGTTGTCATTACGAACAACCTGGTTGATGCCTCCAGCAAGATCATTGCGTACGTGTCTCAAGCGGCGGCTGACGGCACTCTGCTGCGGGTTGAGCGGATCGTCGCGGCAGCGGGATCGTTCACCATCTTCGGCACGGCCAACGCAACGGCTACCACGCTGATCGCATGGGCGCTGATCCTCCAGCAAGGCGAGACGCAGCTCAACTAAGGGAAAGGGGGCGGGGAAACTCGCCCCTTCTTAAATGGCAACAGCACTTGATCTCTTCAAGGATGCGCTCTCCCTGACCAATGCGTTGGGCGTGGGGCAGGAACTGACGGCGGACGAGTCCCAGACCTGTCTGCGCGTTGCCAATCGCATGCTGGACAACTGGTCTACGCAGTCCCTTACGGTCTACGGACAAGCGGACCAGACCTTTAACACCGTTGCCGCACAAGCAACCTACACGATAGGCCCGACGGGTAATTGGGTGACCACTCGCCCCATTCACATCAACGATCCGGCCTACACCACATACCAGAGCGTGTCGTTTCCCATGCTGTCTATGACGCCACTGGAATACGACCTGATCTATTACAAGACACAGCCGGGCGTGTACCCGTACCGGTACCTGTACAGCAATGACATGCCGAACGGGACAATTACCCTCTGGCCCGTGCCGAGTGGCATTGTCCCTGTTACGTTTACAATAGAGCGAGTACTAACTACGCTTACCAATCTGAATACCGTATTCGCGTTTCCACCCGGGTACGAGCAGGCTTTCGTCTATAACCTCGCCATTCTGCTGGGACCGCAGTTCGGCGTCGAAATGAGCAACTATCCCGACACCAAGGAGATCGCCGCAAGTTCACTCGGCGACATCAAACGCGCCAATGCCAAGCAATCGCTGCGTGTGATGAGATCCGGTACTGAGTACAGCGATCCGGGCCGTCAAGGCTCTCCGTATGGATGGATGGTATGGCCGTAGCCCCTCTCTATGGCATAGGGATGGCGAACGGGCAGACTACCGTTATCACGTCGAAGCTGCTGACAAACATTTACTGCGAAGTCCGTCCCGTGGGCGAAAAGTCTCAACTGGTCGGGCTGGGATTCCCGGGCCTTGATCTGTTCGTGGACTTCGGCGCCACGCCGGTTCGCGGCATGCTGGCCGTGGAGCAAAACGACAAGCTCTATGCGGTCTATCGCGGCGTGCTGAAGGAGATCAATAACGCCGGCGTATCGGTAGACCGGGGTTCGCTGGGAACCACGTCAGGCGGCGTGGTGATGGCCCACAACGGCACGCAGGTCATGATCGTTGATGGGACATCGGGCTACATCTTCAACACGCTGACGAACGTCTTTGCGACCATCACGGACGTAAACTTTCCGGCCAATCCGACGTCGGTATGCTTTCAGGATGGATACTTTATTGTCGGATTCGCTAACGGCAAGTTCTACATTTCCGCCCTTTACGACGGGTTGACATGGGCGGCGCTGGACTTCACGACCGCCAATTCCATACCGGACAAGCTGATCCGAATCTTCTCGGACCACGGCGAACTGATCGCGTTTCAGGATACCGCCACCTCGTTCTTTGGTAACACAGGCGCGGCTGATTTTCCCTTCGACCGAATCCAAGGTGCCGATGCCGAGTGGGGGCTTGCCGCTAGAGATTCCGTGGTCAAGTACGACAATTCGGTCGCCTTCCTGTCCAAAAACAGAATTGGCGAGGTTGTTGTCGGAAAGCTGACCGGCCGGCAGTTCCAAAAACTGTCCACGCCTGACCTTGACAAGATCATCAATTCGTACACGGTGACC